GCTGTGATGTCGCGGTTCTGGCTAAGGTCGAGCCCCAGCCAGACCTTTGCGCCCGGGGTGGGCGTAATCTCGCAGAGCAGCGGCTCGAGCGTCGCCCGCGTCATCCAGGCGGTCTCGGCGTCGGTCCAGACGCAGAAGTGAAGCCTAAGGATGCCGTTGAGCTGGCCCGGGATGGACCTGGCCTGGGCGACCACCTCGGAGAGGTATTCGGCCGTGATGGTCACGCCCAGCAGCGGGTTGGCCTTGATCCAGCAGCCTGGGTCGTTCAGCGGATCATCGCCGTCGTCGAGCGCGCAGACGTAAGAAAAGGTCGTGTCGTCGAGGACCTCGCCCAGATAGGTGGGGTCGGTGAGCGCATCGATGTTGCCGGCGGCTACCTTGACCGCATGTTCGTGTTCCTCCCAGGCGACCGAGTTCCGGTCCGAGCCGGAGTTGGTGATCATGAACAGCAGCGGTTCGCGCCGGAACTTGAAGCCGCGCTCCAGCATCTCGATGATCGAGCGGTCGGGCAGCTCGTGGATCTCGTCGGCCAGCACGAAGTAAGGCCGCGGGCCCGAGCCAGTTTTGCCGGTATCGCGTGACACCGGCCGGAAGAACGAGCCCGACCCGTGGTGGGCGATGTTGAACTCGCGCCCGGGACCACCGGAGAACTCCAGCCGTTTGGCCAGGGCCGGTGACTGGCGCACCATCTTCACCGCGTCGGAAAAGAGGATGCCCGCCTGTTCGCGCTTGGCCGCCGCCGCATAGATCTGGGCCCCGGCTTCGCCCGCGGCGGTCATGCCAAACAGGCCAATGCCGCCGGCGACCGGAGATTTGCCGTTGCCTTTGCCCTGCTCGATATAGGCCCGGCGAAAACGCCTGCGTCCGTCGCTGCGTTTCCAGCCAAATAGCGAGCCGATGATGAAGGCCTGGCTGGGTTCCAGATGGAACGGTTGGCCCTCGAACTGGCCCTCGGAGAGTTTCAGCACCTCCTCGAAGAAGCCGAAGGCGTGGGCCGCAGCGTCAGGATCGAACCGGATGCCATCGGTGCGTTTCAAATCGTCCAGATGCCGGCGGCAGGCGTTGCGAACATGGGGCCCGGCGATGATCTCGCCAGCGACCACGGCCTTGGCATAGGCGCTGGTGCGATCAGCCGAAGAAGCGGTCGGCGGGGTCGGCGTTTTGGTCCGACGCCTGGGTTTCGATGCGGGTTCTGGCACTGGGCGTCATCCCGAACTCGGCGGCGTAGCGCATCATGTCGGAGGCGGCCTTGTTGGCTGTGCCCACGAGCGGGTTCTGGATGGCGTTGCCGTTGGAGGTCTTGATCATCAGGCCTCCGGTCAGCTGGTCCTTCTCGGCCATCTTCGCGATCGCCCGTTCGGCCTGGACCCAGCGGCCATAGGCCTGGGCGTAGGCGGCGAGCGCAGCGCGATCGACCTCCGAGAGAAGCCCGATCTTGTGCAGCCAGCTGGCCACCCGGTGCCATTCCTCCAGCGCATCGGCGGTCAGGTGCGGCGGCGGATCTGGCAGAGCCGGAATGGTCTTTGCCTCTTTGCGATTAAGCGGCCGCTTGCCGCGGTTGCCCTCGATCAATTTCAGATGGGTCGGCTTGGGTTTGGTCCCGGGTTTCACTGGGGCGGTCCTTCAACTATGCGTCACACCCAGCGGGCTCCCGCCTCCGCGCCAAGGTCGCCATGATACTTGCCCTGTTCCTCCTTGCCGCGGCCTCGGCTCAGCCCGTGGGCGAGACCTTCACCTGCACACCCACCCGGGTGTGGGATGGCGACGGCCCGATCTGGTGTGCCGAAGGACCGCGTATTCGTCTGGCCGGGATTGCGACCCGGGAGATGGATGGCAGCTGCAGTCGCGGACATCCCTGTCCATCTGCCTCTGCGGTCCAGGCCCGTGATGCCCTCGTCAGGCTGATCGGCCAGCGCATTGGCGTCCATTCTCAGGGACACATCCTGGTGCGCGGTCCTGCCTTGACCTGCCGGTCTGAGGGCAGCGCCGGAGGTAGCCGGACTGCGGCCTGGTGCGTCTCGCCTAGCTCGGGCGACCTGTCCTGCGCCATGGTCAGGGGTGGCTGGGCTCTGCGATGGGACCGCTATTGGCGCAACCACCGCTGCTGACGCTGGCGACGACCTCATCGAACGTCCGTCCATCGCCCTCAAGCGTGGCAGCCTTGCCGGTGAAGTCCTGCCAGCGCTTGACGATGACGTCGGCGTATTTGGGATCGAGCTCCATCAGCCGGCAGCGCCGGCCCTGCTGCTCGCAGGCGATCAGGGTTGAGCCAGAGCCGCCGAAGAGATCGACCACCAGGGCGCCGCGCGCCGAGGAGTTCAGCAAGGCGCGCTCGATCAGGAGCGTCGGCTTGGTGGTGGGGTGAAGATCGGAGACCCGCGGCCGAGGGATGTTCCAGATGTCAGACTGCTTGCGATCCGGCACCTGCATGATGCGCGGGCCGTCCTCGTTCCAGCCGTACCAGAGGGGCTCGTATTGGGTGTGGTAGTCCTTGCGGGAGAGGACGAGCGCGTCCTTCACCCAGATGATGGTCGAGGACCAGTGGAACTTGGCCTCGCGTAGCCCCTTGTCGATGGCGGGCCACTCCTGGGCGCTCATCACCACATAGGCCAGCGCGCCGGGCTTGGTGACAGCGTAGAACGAGGCGCAGAAACCGGCCACGAACTGGGCCCAGTCGGCCTCATCCATATGGTCGTTGAGAATCTTGCGGGGCTTGTAGCCCTGTGCGTTGCCGGCTTTGACGGCGCCGTAGTTCACATTCCAGGGCGGGTCGGTGAACAGAAGGTCCCCGCGCTCGCCCTGCATTAGTTTGTCGACGTCGGTCTGGACCGTGCTGTCACCGCAGCAGAGGCGATGGTCGCCCATCACCCAGACGTCGCCAGATGCTGAGACTGGAACCAGCGGCACATCAGGCACCGTGTCCGGGTCAGTAAGGCCCTCGCTGCTTTGCGCCAGAAGTCCGGCCAGCTCCTCATCGGAGAAGCCGGTCAGGCCGAGGTCGAAGTCGAAGGCCTGCAGATCGGCAAGCTCGACGCGGAGCAGGTCAGCATCCCAGCCTGCGTTGAGCGCCAGCTTGTTATCGGCCAGCACATAGGCGCGCTTTTGCGCCTCGCTCCAGCCAGTCGCGACCATCACCGGGATCTCGGCCAGGCCCAGCTTGCGGGCCGCAAGCACCCGGCCGTGGCCGGCGATAAGGCCGCCGTCCTCGTCGATCAGAACCGGCACCGTCCAGCCCCATTCGCGGATGGAGGCGGCGATCTGGGCCACCTGTTCGTCGCTGTGAGTGCGGGCGTTTCGGGCATAGGGCACGAGGTCCGAGACGCTTCTGCGCTCGACCTGATCGGCGGGCCAGTTTTCAGGCATGGCTTTCCCCGCTCAATCTGTCAGCTGTTAGAAGTTGAATAGTTGACCGGAAAAGGTGCCTGCCCAGATGGGTCTTTCGACGACACAGATCGGTGCGATCGGTGAGAATTTGCTCATCAATGCACTGATGCAGGCCAGCGAAGGTCGGCTATCGCCGTTCCAGCCTATCGCCGACGATGATGGCTTGGACGTGCTGTTTTTTGACAAGGTCACCGGTAAGTCAGTAGCGATCCAATTGAAGTGCCGAACAGGATCGATCCGAAAAACGGGATCTGATGAACGAGGCAACACGGTTCATTTTCACGTCAGGCAGTCCACCTACCGCGAAGCCCGGAAGGCATTTTTGGTCGCAGCGCTTTTTGATCCGAAGCTGACGAACTTCGAAGCAATGTGGTTGTTGCCGATGGAGGAGCTTCCAGACGTCGCCCTGAGTATATCCGGAAAATATGTGATCCGGCCGAGCAAGGGTCCGAACAGCAACGACAAATATGTTCGCTACAGATGCCTTTCGGCCGCTGAACTTTCCCAGAAAATCATAGAGATTTGCGAAACCCAGGTAGCTTGACCCCCGGTCGCTAACTCGCGGTCGCGTGAAGTTTGGACCATGCGCGGTTTCCACCCCGCGGGGCCCCAAGTTTCGACCCGCCCCCCCCGGGGCTCAGCCGATGGGCCAGCCGTCCGGACCGGTGGCGACCGTCCTGCGATGACCGAACTGCTCGGCCGTACGGGCCTGGTGGCAGTCGGCACAGAGGCAGCGGATGTTGCTGTCCTCGTCCGATCCACCGTGGGTGAGCGGCACGATGTGGTCGGGGGCGGTGGCCTCCCGTATCCGACCCTTCGCAGCACAGTCCCGGCAGAGTGGCTCGGCCTGCAGGCGTCTCAGTCGCTGGATGACCGCAGCTCGTCCGCGCAGACGGTCCGCCATCACCCGACCCTGAGACCGACGACCAAAAGCACTGGGTTCCCGGTCGCAGTTCTAAAGCTTCGATTTCGGAACACTACGGACCGCACACCAGCCGGTCAAAGCATAATTCAACGATTACAGCACTTTGCGGGGCGCTTCCCGCACGAGCCCGAACAGATATCCCAACCCATCGAGGCCGTGTTGCAGGTTCACCTGGTCGGCCCGCGGTAGCCGTCCCGCATCCTCATCCAGGCACACGATCCGGTAGACCAGCCGGCTGGGGGCCTGGCCCTGGAACTGCGCCCGATCACAGTCGCAAGTCTTGAGGACCTGCAGGGCCGCTCGGTAGTGATCGCGGACCTTGTCGACCAGATCGTCGGCAGGTGGCTCGCCACAACCACCGAATACCCCGGTGTTCGCCATCACATCCGCCACAGAGGTTGGCCGGGGAAGGGGCATGCCGGTCACAAGGTGGTGGCGGTGATAGACCTCCCCGAACTTCTGGCCAGCCTCGTACTGCTGCTGGGTGATGGCGCCGGTAAACGCCAACCGACCCAGGGCCGAGCTGAGGCGCTGGTCACGGGCCTGGGCAGCG